GCATGGACATTTCCCCCATATCCATATCCTGAAACATACCCTCAGAGACTCCAACATTTATTGTTTCAGGCATACCCTGTTCAAAATCATCTGGCATAGACATGTCTGGCATATCTAAATCAATCATTACCACATCGTCTATGTTTATTTCCTCAAAACTATCTTCATTTGGTAATGTTGTACTTGTATACGAATCTACAAGAGTTAGCGTTGTTTCTTCTTGTGCTTGCAATGGTTGTAATATTTCTACCCATGTTTCTACAGTTGTAGTTATTACGTTATAATTAACTGTGTAGGCTACGTTATCAAAAAAGTAATTCTTTGCTCCACCTACTCTTATAAATACCTTATCTAAATCTCCAGCAAAGTCATGTAAACCTGAATACGTTGTTGGAGTTTGGTTATTCTCTAAGGTTATAGCTCCTGTATCCCACTGGAGTATGTTATCATTATAGCCTTTTGTTTGAAAGTACCCTGTTGTGTTTGCTTGTGAATGGTACATTTGTAGTTCCCATTCTAGTGTACCTCCATCAGATATGTGAAAATCACTTATATCTACATACTGATCAAATGTTGTTAGAGAATTTGATGTGCCCTTACCACACTTTCCGGTTCCAAAGTAGCTGCTGCAGTCTGGCATACTTGCTGATCCGATTCCTCCCCAATCATAGTCCATATCTCCATGTTTGGTGTTGCCCACAATACCTGTGTCTGCGTGGAGGATGTCTTCTGTGGTTTTGTTTTCCACTGTTGTAGTCGTTTGCGTAACTTCTCTAACATCACCCTGTTCTTCTATTTCTTGTACGACAGTGTCGCCTTCTTCTAATAACTGTGCCTGACTATATGAAGAGTAATATAAGAAGAACAGAGAAGATACCAAGAGCACCTTCATCGGTGATAATTTCTTCATTCCTTACATTCTCCTTTACCCATCTTTCATAATCGGGTCTCTTCTCAGGATTCTCTGCCCAACCTTTTGCAGCGTCTAAACCAATCTTACCAAAATATGGACACGGTGTACCTGCCATTTCCATCGCTTGGAACACTCGTGAATCCTGACAGAGCATTGCTACAGCTCCAACTTTCATTCCCATTCTGTACAAAGACCTAGATAATTTAAGTCTTTCACAATTTAAATCCCTAACGGCACCTCCGCCAGCTAAACCTAGTATCTGTGTCTGCACCGCTGCACTCGCTGCAAAACTACAAACATCTTGATTATTTACCACAACCGATGGAGCATTTGCTGTGCCAACCGTTCTGTCTACCGTAGTAGTGCCAGATACCGTGCTACTCGTTGATGTCACCGTATTTGTCTGGGCCAAAGATTCTCCTTGCCCAAAACTTATGCAGGCCACCAATAAAATAGCTAACCACCATTTGTGCATTTCTAATCCTCACCGTTGTCTTCCACTATAGGCATTGCTGATTTGCTTGGCATAAGTACAATTCCGTGCAGTGCTTTTACATCATGTTCTTGTTTTTCTATTTTACCAAGGCCAACCCTGTCTAATAGCGTTTGTGCTGCTTTTAGTCTGAGTTCTTGCCTAGGGTTTAACCCATCATCGTTCATAGATTCTACCACCCTAGATACAGCAGTAGCCGAATTAACGGCTAGTTCTCTTTTGGATATATCTACAATTTCGTCTGCAAGGGCTTTTACAAGCCAAGTTCTAGAAGAAGGAGAGTATCCTGCTTCCTCACAGGCTGCGGATATATTACCTTTGTTTACGAAGAGAGCATCAAGAAACTTCTTTTGTTTCTCTGTAACTTCCTTTTTCTTTTCCTGTGCTAAAAGTGCAGAGGTCATCCGTAGGTCTTTGCCTTTCTCATTCCGCCACCCATAGCGTACATCTTCTTGTGGACCTTGCCACCACCCATCATTTTTTTCTTAGCTTTGCCACCATAGGCTTTGTAGCCCATTTTGTTTCGTACAGGTGTAGGTAGTTTTCCTAGCCCTTTGTTACCTGATGGTACATCTTTTAAGTTAGCCATATGTCTGTGCCTTTCTTGGAGCATTACTATATCCTTTTACATTAGAATACCCCTTTGGTTTTTTATTTCTTTTTTCTGGAAATGGTAATTCTGCATCTCCAACTTCTTTTGTACCTAAGAAAAAAGCAGCTGGTCCTGCAGCTCGTGATCCTACAAAGGCTGCCCCTTTGCCTAAGTATTCAGCACCTTTAACTAGTGCTCTTTGTGGGTTGACTTTAAAAGTTTGTCTTATACTTGTTCGTGCATTATCTACACTATCTAATATTGCTTCTTGAGAATACACTAGACTTTTAAAAAATTTTGGTTTGTTTGTTTTATATAAATCTTTTATTTCTTTTGCAGCGTTGTTTATCCATTTTAAATCGGCTTTGTTAGGTTTTCTACCCTCTAACTTTTCAATTTGATGTATTCTTGATTCTTTCCAGCCTTTTACAAAATCATTTATATTTGTTTTAGCTTTTAAAACTTCTGTTATTTTTTTTACAGGAACTAACTGACCTGTTGCTGATTGTTTATAGAGTGCACCATCAAAATTTTTTATTACTTGCGTGTGGGGGGACCACCATTTTCCAGTATGTTTAGAGGGAAATACATTTTTATCTTTATAACCCGGCCATTTTGTATACTCACCACTTACAAGTTTTTCTAATGCTTTTGGTGTTGGTTGTTGCCTATATATTGTAAACTTGTCCGCCATACTAATGTTTTATATCTCCGCACACGCATAACAGTTAATTTCCAACCCTACGGCTACTTCTAGTACTCTTGGTGATTTCCACATGATATGTATCCTTTATATTTATCTTGATTGATTTGTCTTGGGGGATACGGAGCATAGACGCTCCCTCCGGAGATAGTATATTAATTGTGCTACCCCCCAAGGACTTAAAATGATGCAGTACAACCCGTGAACCCCTCGTATGTATAACCTGTTCTTGTGAGGTTGTGAGTGTATTTGCACTACATATGTCTATATATTATACAGCATATATGCAAGTTGTCAAGTAAAAAGTTACTTAAATGTGCTTTTTTTTATTTTTTACTTGACAGGTCTGAAATACGGTGTATAATAAGGGTAATCCCGTTGGGTAATATACCTTGTACCCTGTAGGTCTACCTTAAGGTATGCCGAGGTGATCCATGTGGAATATCCTGTAGAGATAGCCCCGCTGGTTGTAACTAATGGGATGCCCAAAAAAATCTGGTAGGGTGCCTAAAAAATACACAAAATTGTGCGTGATTGCATACAGTGTATGGGGTACCCCCCAGTGACCCTTACGTGCCCGCAAACCCTTGATTTTTATATGTTTTTCCTACAAGTTTTCTCCTAGAGAAAACCATATAGTAATAATACACAGCAAAACCCACCAAGCCACAGCCACAAGATAACCTTTTATTACGTCATGCATGCGCATCTTTAGGGCATTGACAATATTCTGGTTGGCAAGGTTGGAGGGTAACCCTTGATAGTACAAAAGCGTGTCTAACTCCACACATAAAAAAAGCCCTAGCGATTAACTAAGGCTCTTTCTCTTTGGGGATAGGGTTATTAATAAGATGTAAGAAGGTTACCAGATTTGCCCGCAATGTTAAACAAGGGTTTTAAACAGTTATCCTTTAATGGTGTACTGTTAAGATCAACAAGCGCATACTCTCCAGACTTTACCTTTTGTTTAATCTCTTTGTTCGGTACTCCTAAAAACCTTGCAAGGTATTTGGAAGTAGTAGCGGAGTAGTTCCAGAATTTCTCATCTAGTTCAATAGTATCCGTTGCATTGGTTCGCCTTGCAATTATGCTTTCGTATGACTGAAAGTATGCATCGGAATTGGTAAGAGTTATTACAAATTGGTTTTTTACTTTGTTACCATGGTTGCTTATCATATTAGAAACGTACATGTTATCTCCTTTTAGTTAGTTTAAATATTATCTAAATGGATTATATACAGAAAACTAACGGCATGGCAAGGAAAATAAAAAAAGCCCTGCACAAAGGAATAATAATGCAAGGCTCTTCTTACGGTTTGATTTTTGTATGTTCACATATGGTTTGTCCTCCTATCTCTCATCTGCTGTGAGTGTTAATATTAAAAATGTTGCACTGCCAACGCCAAGTAACGCCAATAGACATATAAAATGAATCCAAGAATAATATCCCGTATTGCTCTCAATAATTGGTTGCATAAGTACAATCCCAAACAAAGAATATATCATTAAGAACCACGAAAGAATATATAAAAATATAATCATTCACTTGCCCCAATAATTGCTTTTAATTGACGTATTATATTATTTTCTCCAGATACTACGCCTAGATTAAATAATGCTTTATCACTGCCATTAAACGTTGCTCCTATCTCTTTAGCAACAAAAGAATTAACCTTAGCTTTGCTAACAGCATTATACAAAGCATTTACTTTTTTAGCTTGCTCTGGATCTAATGCATTAAGAACTAATTGCTCTTGTGTTTTAGTCTCTTTGTTTTCTTTTTTATCTTGCATAACTTTCTCCTCTATAGGTTAAAAATATATCATAGCATACATTTTATATAAATTCTCCAAAAAAGCAAAAAAAAAAAGCTAAGTACAGAATACCTAGCCTTTTTTCCCTTAAAATATTATTAGCAATACACTAATAACTATAAATATAACACATAGTTTATATACAGTTGCTATTATCTCCATTGACTTCGCCTTGTGTATTAGATGTTAAAATTATATTCATTATGCAACCGCCAATGATTCTAAAGTTTGCCATGCTTGGCTGTCTAAAGCATTACGTACTAAGATTTCTCTATCTTTCTGTACATTAGCTTTTTGTGATCCTTTCCTTCCCATGCTGACTTCCTTCATTTCTCCTTTACTATTAAGTTTCTCATAGCTTTCATCAGTGTGGGTAGACCAATGGGTTAATGCATTGTATAAAGCCCAGATAGTTTTACCAAGGCTAGGTTGCTCTTGTTCATACCTATACATAAGATAATCCGATAACACTGTATTAACAAGCTTAGTATCAATAGTAGTACTATCTGCAATGTCTCCTAAAGTTTCCACTGTTTTAGATTTCTTTTTACAAATAGAGTGTGCCAAAAATAATGCCACTTGTTTATCGGTAATCTTGGCATTGCTCCATTGTTGGAACTTTTCTGTTTGATTAGTGAATACATCAAGAGTAGATGATATTTTAGCTAAGGCGGAATTTACAGATAATCCAGAAGTATGTTTTCTTCTTTCATGGTAAAACTTCTGGCCACCGAATACAAGAGTATTAAGGCATAAGCTACGGTATGCACCTGTAAATGTCTGGAATGACCATGCACCGTCTATAGAGTTAAAGATATCAGAACGTAGTGTTACCTCATCACCATCTTTTACTTTCATAGTGTGATCCAGAAAATGTACTGTTCTTCTAGTCTTAGCACCACCATCCCATAGTTGATCTATGACTTGTACATTAGATTTACCAATATCTGCACCAAGTAATTTTTCAGTGTGTTTCCTGTACAGATCAATATGCGGAACTAATTTGTACTTCTTAGAGTGATTTCCCATAAAAGCACCGTTGTCAGAACGAATGACTGCCATTTTACCATCAATCTTATGTTTCTCATCATTATGATAGTAATGCATACTTACAGGCTCTACTCCAAAATCAAATAAAGACATGTCATTTAAATTGGTATGTTCATATATTTCTGGTAAGATATGGCCTGTTTCCATAGCAATATCTGGTTTAATTTTAGTCTGGTTATCCATTAAATCATATGGCATTTCTTTCTCCTATTTTATTATTAAAAAAACTATTCTTATATAGAATAAAAATAAATGCAACTATTTATTAATTATTTTTTATTCTGTACAGGTAGCTTATTTTGTTTTCCAACATCTCCAACGATATGATGTCTTATATTAGTACCGTATGGTAAACCCTGTACAAACTGTTTTAGTTTATTTTTATCAGATAGTGATTTGCTGACATTTTTTTTACGAGTATGTTCCCACTGCAACCGAACCCTACCATATGTACCATAACAACCACCTTGCTCCTCATCACCGACTAATTTCTTTTTACTGCCATGACCATAGAAAACTATGACAAAATTCCTGTTTTTTCTAGAACAAAGATCACAGGTATTACAGCCAACATTTTTATTATACTCTGATGGACACCGTACAAACAGCACACTATCTAAAACAAAGTTTTTGCTGACATTTTTATCTGATAGAGTAACCACTGTTGGATAACCTTTATTATGTACAGCAATAGCATCAAGTAACGTATCAGTTGATCTATTAATAGTAGTATGCTGTTTACTATCTTTTATTCTGTACAGAAAGTTAAAGTGAAAGTTTCTATTTTGTTTTAGTGATATATCCTCAAATTTAAAATGAGAATAAGTCCACGATCTACCACCTTGTACCTTAGCATCTAATACAGCATCAAGATAATCCCAATCTATTTTACTTGTAGACATAGTGCTGTTTGGATTTAATGCACAGTGTTTCGGACAAGTACCAAAAACATCATCATCTCCAGAACGATAGGTTACAGCACAATCGGTGGTTTTAATAGCCTTGCTTTTTTCAACTGTTTTTAGCATCTGGATAACCTCCTACCAAGTCCACATATACTTGCCCATTAAAATTTCCCTTATTATTGTTCTCGTCTTCCACTTCTATATAGGATATATCCTCACTGCCGTACTCATG